AGCGAAGATGTCAATCTTCTGCTTGGTCGCCACTGCAGCGTCGCCCACTGCATTCAACCCGGCTGCACCTTGAGCTCCAGCCGTTTGAAGAGTGGCGCTGACCACTTGAGCCTTGTCGCCAATGTACTGCAGTTGCTGAGCCGCACCTTGCGCGGCTGCACCCACCTTTGCCCCGGCTGCAACGGCTGCGTCTCCGACAGAACTCTGCGCATCGGCGGCACGCTCGCCACCCTTCTCATGTGCGTCTGCGGACTTCTGGGCTGCCGCCTCACTGGCTTGAACCGCCCTGTCCATGGCCGCCACGGTCTGAGACTGGAACTTCTGAGCCATTTCGTCTGCCTTGGCAAACGACTTTTGACCGGCGTCACTCAACCGGAAGGCCAAGTCCTCCAACTCCTTGCTCACGTCACCGAACGTGACCTTGCTCAACCCCAATGCGATGGCTGCAAAGAACGACTGCACCACACCAGTGGCCGCCGTGAACGCTATGCGGATTGTGTACACCCCGTCACTGATGGCTCCGAGCGTGACGCTCACTCCTTGCAGAATGCGGGTCAGAAAGCTGACTTGATCACCTGCATCGCTGAACCCGGTGAACGCGCTGACCACACCCGTGATCAACTGCATCATGGAGTCCAGCGCACCGGAAGCGTCCGCCACAGCACTGAACAACGTGGTGAACACCTGCTCAACTATGCTGTACAGATTGTCGAATGCCGCCTTGACTGCGTCCACGGTGCGCGGGTCTAAGTCCTGCAGCTTGGCGCGCACCGTGCTGATGGCGTCGGTCAAGTCCTTGAACACCCGCACCGCGCTGTCTGCCACTCCGCCGTTGCCCAAGTCGTTCAACAGACCCTTGAATTCGTTACGCAACAGGTTGATACGACCCTGCAGCGTTTCTGCGTTCCTGGCAGCGTCTGCCGCAAACGCCTTTTGCAACGCTGGGCCAAACGCTGCCAGGAACTCCTCAGCGTCCAGACCGTTCTCAACCAGTTGGTTGAGGCGCTGCACCGTCACACCCATGCTGTCAGCGGCAATCTTCATTGCGGGAGGTAGGCGTTCGCCCAACTGACCGCGCAACTCTTCCATGCTGACCTTGCCCTTGCCGGCAATCTGGCTCAAGGCCAGGAACACGCCGTTGGTGTCCGCTACGCTCAATCCCATGGTGGCAGCCGCTTGGCTCACCCCGAGGAAAATGTCCCGCGTGCCCTTGCCTTCCAGTGTAGTACCCTTGGTGGCAGCCGCCAACTTGGCGTAGCCTTCCGCCGCACCCAGCAGGTCTAGCCCGAGGCTGTTGGCCGTCTTCTTGACGAACTCAAACTCTTCACCAGCCTTCTTGGCGCTGCCTACCGCGTACTCCAACTGCTTGTTGACAGACTGAAACTGAATGGTGGTGTCTACAATCGCCTTCAAGCCCTGAGCTACCCCGGCCAAGCCAGCGGTGACACCCGCCAAGCCCAGCAAGGAAGACCCCATGCCGCGAATGCTGGTGGCCGCACCTTCAGCGGGTGGACTCACGCCCCTCAGTTCGTTCTTGAGCGAAGCAATCCGCGCTTCTGCCGCCTTGGTGACACGGTTGACTTCCTCAGCGGGTGCTCCGGCCTTGCTCTTGAATTCGCTGAGTTGCTGAGTGATCTGGGCTATCTCTTGGCGTAGCGTCCCGCCTGTCTTGATGTTGAGCGAGTCGTAGATGGCGCGTCCAGCCGCCTTGGCCTTGTCAGAAGCCTCCTGCGTAGCGGTAGCCGCACGCCCCATAGCGGCTGAGGCTGAGGCTTGGAACCGTTGATAGGACGCCCCCGCGTCACCCACTTCCCGCACAAGCTCCGACACCTTCTTGCGTGCGTTCTCAATGTCAGTGGGGGTAGCCTTGGCCGTGGTCAACGCTTGCAACTCTGCACGTGCCTGCGTCAGTTCCGCCTTGAGCTCACCCATGGCCTGCTTACCTGCAGTGCCCACCCGCTTCAACTCATTGGCGCTCAGGGTAGCCCCACCCTTCAGGCTGTCCAACTCCTTGGTGGTGGACTTCAAGGCTTCAGTGATGGCGCGAGCATCACCGGCCTGGAACACCTTCTTCAAGTCTACAGCAGCAGCCGCTGTAGCAGACGACAAGTCAGCGGAGTCCTTCTTGACAGAAGCGGTTGCTGCGGTGTAGGTGGTCTTGGCCTGGTTCATGGCCGTGTTGAAGGCGGCTGTGACAGCCTCCAGCACTACAGAGAATTTCATGTTACCGTTCGCCACGACTCAATTCCTTCCACACTTCGTCAAACCGTTTGTTGTCGTCAGCCGCTGCAACTCGCACTACAGTGGCCAACACCTTGAACATCCGCGACTCCTCCCGTGTCACTGCCCGGATGAAGCCGTGGAAGGCTCCGTAGCCGTAATTGAGGACATCATCGACTCTATGCCCTGCGGCGACAAGCCGTTGGACAGAATCGTACCAATTGTGCTCACGCCCTTTGCGAACCGAATCAGAGCCGGAGCTAGGGCGCGGACGAAAAAATCGCCATTCACTTCCACTACCTTGGCGGCCACCGCAAAGAACTCATCAGGGCGCAGCTTCTCATAGAATTCCACGTTGGCGTTGGTCACGAGGGCAGCCGCCTTCATGAACGCTGGGCCATTCTCAGCCAGCACCTTGAACAACGCAAAGTCGTCCTGGGGAGCGTCCGGCTTGGCTGCCAGTTCACCGGCCTCGTCAAACGCGCTGAGGAACGGGGAGCAAGCCGCAGCAAACTCCCGCAGGTTCTTCATGGTCACTTCGCGCACGACAATCTCATGCCCGCGTACCGTCAAACGGGCTTCAAAACCGCCCATCTGCTCAAGTTGCTTGTCTTGTTCCATTTTGTTTATCTCCAAAAACGACCTGGCGCAGTTACCCACGCCAGGTCGTCTAGCTGGCGTGTGCGTTGATTACAGGTACACCAGACGACCGAAGCGGCCAAACACGAGGTCATCGGGCTTGGTGGGGTCGACCAGAGCGTTGCCTTCCAGTTGGAACTTGCCCAAGTCATTGGAGATGAGCCCCAAGTCCTTGGTGGGGTCCAGCGCCACACGGTAGATTTCAGCCAACACCTTCTTGTTGTTGTCAGCCGTGTTCACGCCTTCAAAGCGGATGGCGACTTCAGCAATCGGCTGGGTGAAGAAAGCGATGTTGTCCACAGACGCGAAGCTGTACTCGGCCTTGAGGGGCAGGGTATAGCCGGTCACGTCCAGGATGGTCACCGTGCCAAAGTCTGCGTCCACCGTGTAGTCGGCAGAGTCAACCGTGACGGGCGAACCGCTGCTGTCCTTGATGACCACAGCGCTGACCTTCTGGTGCTTGAGCGCCCAAATAGAGCCAGCAACCAGTGCAGCAGGAGAGGTGTCAGGAGCAACCGCAGTCACCGTGCCAGAGGCAATAGTGTTGGTCTTGCCGCGCACTGCCAGAGCCAAGTTTTCCTTGCTCCAGTCCTCCAACTCAGCCGACACCTTGGCCTTGTTTTCAGTGGTGATCACCTTGTCCAGCAGGCGCTGGCCGGTGTAGCTTTCCTTGTGTTCGATTTTGTTAGTGTCGAACGAGGGCTTGAAGTCAGGCACGTTGCCCACCCAGCGGAATTCGCCAGGCAGACCGTTGACCAACGGAGCCACAAACACTTTGCCTTGTCCAGAGAAGTACATGACTTGGTTTCCTTTCAGGTAATGATACGACCTTCAAACATGAAGGGGAAATAGGCGAAAGACGAGGAGTACCCCGCTGCCGGGCCACTCACACGACCCAAAGGCCGCATCCACGTCACAGGAGCCCATCCCTGCAACGACCGGAGCACCTGCGGGATCAACTCACCCGCAAGCGTTCTGATTTCGGTTGTGTTCTGAAGCTGCGCCTTGGGTGTGCGCACCGCCAACACAATCAACCAGCGTTGGTCGATAGTGCGCCGGGTTCCAGAACCGGCCTCATTGCCGCTCACCGCGTCACCGCCATAAATGACGTGGACAGCCGGTGAGGGCTGAGATGACTCCACCATGTCGCCAATGCTGAACGGGGTCAGCACTGACTTGAGCTCAGGCATCTCTTGTTGCAGACGCGCCACAATGGCGGCTTCCGCTTCAAAGTAGTTGGTGATGAGTTCGTTCATGGCAAACGAGAACCGTTCAAGCCCTTGGCGTCCATCAGGCGGTCAAGTTTGCGGTTCATCTCTAGTTGAAGTTCTCGGTTGTCCCGCATCTGCACCTCCACCACCGCCATACGCTCGGCAATCTTGGCGGCTTCTTGGGCCACCAACCGGCGCTCATGGTCTTGAACTGAGTGCTGCAGGCCGGACACCCACCACACCCCAGCAATACCTTGCACCACGATAGTGAAGATGACAGCCACAGGAATGTGTTTGTCAAGTTTCCAGCGGTTGTCGTCTTGTTCTGCCATATCTTCGGTTCCTTTAGTCGAGTTTGAATTCTTGTGCAACGCTTTGTCCACCTTGGCTACCAACTCACCCCACTTGGACTCTGTGACCATGATCAGATGACCAGCCAACGCGTGAGCTCGGCCCGCGTATTGCCCAGCGTGTAGAGGTAGTTCAACCGCGTGGCCCCCTCGCTCAGAGTGGTCATGAACATCTTGTCGCCAGCCACTGCGGCACCTTGTGGCACCGGGTTGAGCACCCAGGGTTCGAGGGCGTTCTTGGCCACGTCGAAGCGGTAGATACGACCGGTGGCATCCTTCTGGATGTGGATGTAGCCGTCCAGGTCGATGGAACAAGACCCGGCCGTGAACGTCTCCATCTGCTGACCGTAGGCGATGCCGCTGATCCACGTGTTGGCCGCGATGTCGTAGGCGTCCAGCACGTTCGATGCACCACCGCGGAAGCAGTAGATGTAGCGACCGTTCTGGTTCACCATGCCGGTGTAGTGCGTGCCGTAGGTGTCGTCGTTCCAGTCAGTGGCCGAGACCCCATCGATCCAATCGGCTGTGCCGCCAGCTGCGAAAGCACCAGCGCGGGCGGCCGTCGGGGCCAAGGTCGTCCAGGTGTTACCGCTAATGCTGTAGCGGTACATGGTCACCGCGTTGTTGCCCAGCAGGTAGAAGAAGTCGTCGTTGCCCTCGATGCGGTACACCGAAGTCGCGTCAGGCACAACCGTCCAGGCAGCGCCCACGGTCAGCACCGAGGAGGCGCCAGCCGTGTTGCTCGAGATGGTGCGGATCTGACCCGCGCCAGTACCAGAGATGATGCGCACCTGGTAGTTGGCCCACTGGTTGAGCAGCATCGTCTTGGAGGCTTCCAGCGTGATCGTGCTGGCTGCACCTGCGGTGGCCGTGCCGTTCACAAAGCCGTTGCCCTGGTTCGAGGTGCGGCCGGACGTGCTGACCAACTGGGCGTCTGTGCCCCAAGTAGTCGGCAAGCCAGTCACACTGCGGGCCGTCCAAACGTTGGTCGCGCGGTCGTAAACCGAGAAGCCCACGGCCACCGTGCCTGCGTTGAAGAACCACAGCGAGCCACCGAACATCTGATATTGGGTGGTGTTGTTGAACGCGACGCCCGAAGCCGTTTCCACCGTGATGATGGCGTTGGCACCGAGCGTGTTGCCCTTGATCTTGCCGGAATAGCCCACGCCAGCACCGCCGACGACACGGATTTCACAGCCAGCCAGGTCGCGCGTGAGGGTCAGCGTGGTTGTCAGCGTGGTTGTGGAGCCAGCGGATGCCGTGTTCGTGATGTTGCCGCCCGGTGCCGAGATGGCGCGGAACTCACCGCAGGCACCAGCTGCGAAGGTACCAGTCGCACCAGAGTTGGGCAACTGGATCCAGGCATCTTGGTCGGCGTTGTAGTTCCAGATGGCCGACACACCGCCCACGTAGTAGGCGATGTCATGGGTGGGGATGATGTCCGATTTGTCGGACACCACGAACGAACCGGCGGCTGTGTTGCCGGCGGCACTGGGCGCACAATACTCTGCCGACTTGCGGTGGAGCATCTTGCGCAGATTGACGGTCAGAGTCATGTTACGCGCTCACAAGAATGTTGTTGTAGATATGCATCGCGCCAGCGTTGCTGAGGTGCAGAGGCACCGCGTCAGCAGGCTTGGACGTGACGCCCGAGGTGCCCATGTTGTTCAGCCGGGTCAAGTCAGCAGCCGTCGTCAAAGTCGTGACGGTGGTGACCGTACCGCTGCTGATCGTCACAGGGCTGGTGCTTTCGCTGGGGTTGACGAGCAGACGATCGGCTGCGTCGACCCGCGGCATCTTCTCCAGGATAGCCAGCAGAAGCAGCGTGGCCTGGGCCAGCAGCTCTTGCTGTGTGGCTTCCTGGTTGATGCCGCCGAGAATGCTTTCAGCTGCCATTGGTTATCCCTTCAAGATGTCGATGACCTTGCCAGTCGCGTCGGTCTTATACCAGAGGTAGGGAGACGCCACGAGTGGATCAGTCTGTTGCACGTAGACGGGCACTCCGTTCACGCCCTGCGGCGGCAGAGTGTCGCCTTGGGGAAGCTCTTTGATCTTCCCACCGACGAGCGTGAGCGGACGCCGTTCAGCCATGGTCAGGCCACCGTGATGGGTTCTTCAGGTTCGAAGGCGATCGACGTAGCGCTCACGGCCACACCGACCATCTGCACCACGTTGCCGGCCGTCGACGGAGGCGTCTCAGTGCGAGCACCTGCGGTCGTGGCCACATACTGGCGCGAACCAGGCGTGAGACCGGTCAGGCCTGTCAGGATGTTGCCAGACGTGTAGACGGTCGCGGTTGCCGCGTTGGCCACAGCCGCCTTGACGAAGCCGTGGCATTCCTTGCCCTCGGCCGTGGCGTCAGCTTTGCGGGCGTTGATCGTGCCTGCGTTGTTGTAGAGATTCACGAGGTCACCGGCAGCCAGAGCTTCACTGGCCAGTGCGGGCACGGTGTTGACGCCCACGCCAGCCGGCAGCACGGAGGCGTCCAGCTTGCCAGAAGCGTCGAGAGCGACCAGGTCGCCATCATTGCCGGCACCCGCGGAGGTGACCACCGCGGCGATTTGTTTGATACGGCCAGAAACGAGGCCAAGGAAGCGCTTTGCAGGCATGGGAAATTCTCCTATTCAGAAAGGACGGGTTCAGAAAGATCGACCCAGATGCGAGTCGGGGTCAACGCAAATCCGACCCGTTGCACGAATGCCGCGGTGCTCGGAGGTGTTTGCGTCATCAGGCCGTTGATGCCCAACCAAATATCGGCGTCTGGCACCCAGCTCCAAGACGCCTCATCGATGGGTCCAGCGGACTGAACGGTAACTTCAGCCAGTGCATCAGCAGCACCTGTCGTGATGCCGACCACGCGGCCGAAGTGTGTTGGGTCGGTGGCATCGGCGTGGTCAGCCCCATTCAAGCCAGAGGCGATGACGATGCGATGCCCACCCAATGACTGTTGGGCGACGAGGGTGTTCGAAACACCGGCACCAGGAGGGCCACTAGGACCTTGCTGGGCCTCGATGACGGTGACCAGGCCGCCGTCAGCTTGGATGACTGAAAGGATGTCAGGCACGGGTCACCTCCCGGAAGACCTTGCAGTCGCCGTAGTAGAGTGGCATCACGCGGCCGAGCGCATCCTCCAGCTCCATGTCCCAGACGTAGAGCGAGAGCGGATCCTTCAGAGTCTCGCCGGCTGGAATGGCCGCAGTGATTTCATCGGGCAAGCCGAATTCGAATTTGCCGGTCGCAGCTTCTGTGATGGACACAGCGAAAAGCGCTGTGATGTCAGCACTCAGGGCCTTCTTGCGCACGTGGCCGCGGACAGTGCAGTCGGTCAGGTTGACGGGCGTCTGATCCACGTTGAGCAACGTGACGCGGAAAGGCCCGAGCGTGGACCCCTGCTTCACAAGCAGGTCCAGCTTCTCGCCGATGTAGCCCAGAACCGTCATCGTTGAACCCTCAAAAAGTTGCCGATGATGTCAACCACCAGCTGTTCATCGTCACTGTCCAACCCCAAGAACGGACGCGCCGGTATGGTCACTTCCTTTTTCTTGGCCCAACCGCCTCCGGGAACCCGGAACGTCAGATACGGCGCAGCAGAAGCCCGAATAGTGTCACCGAAGTGCATTGTGGCAGCGTAGGGTACATTCGTCCCGTACTCCACGCCCTCGGACAGAACTGCGTGCGTCAAGGACGCCAGCAAAGTGCCGGTGTCCCGTAGCGTGTCACCACCTTGGTTGATAGCCCGCAGGCTAGGTTGCCAAGGCGTACCGTCGGGAGCCACTTGATCAGAGAACCGCAACCGCGCATTCTCCACCAAGTTGATACCGATCTCATTCAGCAATGCGGTCTTGTCATCCCTGTCAAGCGCGAGCTTGCTCAAGGCTGACAGCACGGCACTGTCATCACCGACTGTGATGCGGACTCCGATGCTCATCGCAGACTCACTCCCCAACCGTCAACCTTTGCGGGGTCGACCATCTTGCCCAGCGTGTCATCGCTGAACGCTCCGCCCGAGTAGTGCGCACTCACAGGTGTAGCTGGCTTGGTGAGCTCTTCAGTCTGAGCAGGCGTCAAGGCCGGGTCGAACGTGAGCAACACCTTGCCAGCTGCCAACTGCTCCAACCACTTGACTGTCCGTTCGTACCGATACTTGACCTCCTCAGTGGGGCGGTCTTTGTACAGACGGAATCGTGCAACGTCGCACACGGCACGGGACAAAGGGGCTGGAACAGAAGGCAATGGCAAGCCGTAGCGCACAGCCACGTAGCTGTTGACTTCCTCGGTGGCATCATCAAGGGCTTCCTGTGACACAGCCGTGCTGGGTGCCCCGGTGTTGTCCGGGTCTTCAAGCGAAGCAATCTCTTGCTCCCCAAAGCGTTTCACCAAATCAGCGCGGACTGCGTACATGGAAGGCTCCTATCAGGCCACGAGTTCAACGATGGTGGCAGGGCGGTTCACCAACGGCAGCTGGTTGGACTGGACGTGCAGGTCGATGCCACGGTTGAAGTCCTTGTTCTGCTGCCGCGCATAGTACGGCAGAGCCAAGGTGTTGACCGTTTCAACGAAGTCTGCCGGTGCACCGAAGTTGCTGAAGGTTTCGTTGGTGCCGATGGGGAAGGCGTGACCTTCACCGGAGTCGATGAAGCGGTTGCCGTCCACCACGCCACGGTACTCTTCAAACGTCAGGCCGCCAAAGCTGAAGCCCTTGCGCATGTCACCGCCAATGCGTTGGGCAGCCTCGGCATAGTTGGCGTAGGCTTCCTTGACTTTGGGGTGAGCCACCAGGCCGTCGAAGAACTCGGCCGACACCAGGCAGTGAACGCGCTGCATCACTTCGCCGTGCAGGTTGTCTTCAACGTGGCGCACAACTTCCATGCACTTGGCGCGGACGTCAGTGGCTGCGTTGGACAGGCCGAAGGTGACGGTCTTCTTGGTGACGCCGAAGGCTGCAAAGTAGTCTTCGATGACAGAACCGTCAGCGTCCAGGACGATGCCCTTCAGCGCGGTCATCTTGCGCCATTCAAGCGTCTGGTCAATCTTGTTCTTCATGGTCTGGAGTTTTTCGTTGACCTTGGTGGCAACGGTTTCCAGGGTGTTTTCGGAGCCGAACTGGCGAATGCCAATCACGTCCGCAGCCAGGACGGTGTCCTCCAGCGGCATGTGCGGAATGTTGAACGAGCGCACGTTGCGCTTGCCCACCTTGTTCTTCGGCGCGGGGCCACCCCAGGGAGTGGTGGGCACGAGCGTCAGAACGCCATTTTGCATTTCGATGGTGACGGTCTTGACGGACTGTGCGCGGAATGCGAACAAGCCCAGTTCATTGACGCGGCCATACATGTTGGGAAGGACGTTGATAGCTTGGCTCAACTGAGTCAGGCTGAAACCGTCCTTGAACGGGTCGATCATCATGATGCGAGTTTCCTTTCAGGTGGTGTTGTGGTTAGGCTTCAGCCGAAGCGATGATGCCCTTGGCCTTCAAATCTAACATAGCAGCAAACTTGTCAGCTGGGGACAGGCCGGTCTTCCACACCAGGCCGCTGGGAGCGACTTTGGCGTGACGGGCGATGATCACACCCTTGACGGTGTCAGCGCCGGTGATGACTTCTTCAGCCATGATACCGACGGCAGCGCCGGCTTCCGTATCGGTGTTGTCGTATTCCACGACTTCAGTGCTGTCAGCGTTGAGACTAACAATAGCACCACACTTGAGGGTTTGGTTGGCAGCCACGGTGACAATGTCACGCGAGTAGCGGCCAATCTCATCCTCTTCATACAGGAGCCAGTCACTGGCGCGACCCGGCTCGTTCTTGACAGCGGAGACCATAATGTCTTTCCTTTCGTCTATGGGTTAAGGGGCAGCGAACCGGGTCAGGCTCGCTTGCTGAATTGTGCTGCACGCTTTTCAGCGTCAGCCATCAGCGGGTTGCTTGCGGGTGCAGTGGTCTGCGCGGGTGCGCCGCCACCGTGGGCCTGATGTTGGAACAGCGCAGCGGTCTGCGGAGCGGAGGCACCGCCAGCAGGCTTCTTGAACTGTTCACGCATCACCTTGGCCGTGGCGTCAAACGCTTCCTGCGGCATGGCGCTGAACGCCTTCGCTTCTGCGTCGTCTGCCTTGTATTCGCGACCGATGTCGGTGAACAGTTGCTGAACGGCAGCAGCACGGGCTTCTGTGCTGAATTTGGTCAGCTTGTCGTTTGCCTCAGTGAGTTGCTTGTTCAGGTCGTCCTTGCTGGCTTGAAGCGATTTGTTGTCGGCTTCCAGCGCAGCAACGCGATCTTGAAGTTGCTTCAAGTCCATTGCGCTTTCTCCTTGTGAAGAGGGTGAAGTATCACCGCCTCGCGACATTGCTGCGGCGGAAGTATTCGAATCCCATCCGGTGGCGGTGAAGCTCACCTCGACGATTTTCGAATTTTTGAACACAGTGATCGGGCCAGCAAAGGTGCGCCCGTTGACCACTGTGTTGGAACCCTGGAGCACTTCTTCAATGCTGCCGGGTTCAATGTGGACGCTCATCTGCCACGGGAAGCCTTCATCCGACTCCTCCGCCACAGACTTGCCATATTCGTTGCTGAGCAGATTGCCACTCACCGTGAGCCCAGACTCGTTGGTGATGCTGGAGGCAGTGACGTAACCGCACCGCTGAGACCGGCTGTGGTCAATCAACGCAGGCAGCTTGTCCGGTACGCTCATGGTGGTCAGGTCAAACACCACACTGCCCCAGTACCAATGGCCAGTGATGACGTCGCCCGAGTACGCCACACCGCTGAACTTGCGTTGGCGCTTTTCCCCGGCTCCGTCCATGCTGAACTTTGCTTGGGCTGTGAGCGAGAACTGCCGGTTTTCGGCGTTGAGTTCTCGCTTGGTTGTGTCTGACATGATTGAGACTCCTAGTGTCGGTCTATCGTTCGTTGCGGGCGCTTATATCTGAAGGCCGGGGCAAAGTAAAGCCGAAGTTGCTATTTATAGCAAATTTAGCCCTTACCCACCCCGCCCTGCAACCTTTTGCTCAATAAGTGCACCGCTCTGCTCTCTGCTGCTCAGCTTTTGCGCTTAGGGGCACCGCTCAGGTCACTCCCGGCCTCATCTGCCTGCTCTTTGACCTTGACCTTGGCTTGTTGAATGGCCTTCTTCAGCTGAGGCTGCTCGCCCTCCAAGTCCTCACCGAAGGCGTCCAAGCCCTGACGCACCCCCGCGCCGTAGTCCTCACCGGGGTTCCAATCCCAGCCCTCGTCCGGGTCGACCTCCGGCGCTGAGGGCGTGACCCCGCGCTTCTGCGCTTGCTTCTCTGTCAGGCTAATCACCGTGCACCGGCAACGGTAGCCGCAAGGTGGGTAGTGCGTCTTCCACCAAGGGTCATCGCGGTGGAGCACCGTGTTGTCCATGACCAAGTGGGAGGGGCGTGTGCGGCTGTCGTTGATGGCGTCATACATCAGGTAGGGTCGGCTCGAGCTCACTGTCTTCTGCTGTTGCCAACGCCCCCGGTTGTACGCCACCTGCATATTGGTACGGAAGATGTTGTCCAGCCGGTGCGCTGGCAGGTCGACGCTGGTGCTGCCGGACTTCACAGCCTTCTGAAAGTCCTTGAGCGTCTTGCCGTTGCGCAGAGCGTCGGCCACCAAGTCAATCACGAACTTGATCTGCTCCAGACTGGCCAACCCAGCAATGCTGACGGACTGACTGCGCTGAATGCCCACCAGCTTGCCATAGTACTCGTCCGGCAGTACCACGTTCCGGCTCTCCGCGTACTCAATGGCTTCAATGAAGCTGAGTGCGGTGGCCATGTTACACCTTGCCTTCTGCGTGGACGTAGCCCAGCACGTCAGCAGCGTAGAGGGCGTGCTCCAACGTCACCTTGAATTGCTCTGTGCTGACCTTGTCACCCATCAGAGCGAACAAGCGGTCAGCCAAGTCCTCCGGGGACGTGGCTGCCAGCACCGCAGAACGAACCTGTGCGGGGTCCAGGGGCAACCCACCCTCGTTCAATGATGCGTCGGCCTGGTCTTCAATCAGCTGTTGCTGCTGAGTGAACCGCGTGCCGGAGCCGTGCTTTGTAAAAAGGTGAGGAGGCGTCTGAGCAGCCTTGGCTCCGGTGCCAGAGTTCGGTGTAGCATTGGCATCACCGGTCTGGCCGGGATTAGCTTCACCGCCACCTTGAGGCTCGGCTGGAGGTAAGCCGGCAACCGGGGCTTCGCTGCTCAGCGTGAAGTCCTCCTCACGTAAATCGTAGTTGTCTTGGAAGTAACCTTTCTCAAACCGCACACCCACAGCATACAGGTCTTTGTCCCGCGTGGCGCGTTCCTTCTCCAGCCCCACCTCGTCGGCAAACACCACCTCATGCTTGGCCCACCCGTTGAGCTCGCACAAGGCGTCCACAATCTTCTGCATTGTGGGCATCACCAGCATGATGTCGCTGTTGCGCTTGTCCATCCGTACCGCGTCGTGCACTTGGCCCAGAGCGCGGTTGCCGCTACCGCCATCAGTGCCGGAGGTCAACGTCTGACCCAGCACCACCTTCTGAATGCGGCGGATGACGCTGTTCTCAAACGTCTCAAACGACTGACCGCTGCTGCCTGTGGGTACACCCACGGCTTCCACGCTGTCCTCTTTGTCGATGCCAATCACCGCTTGGCTATGCGCCATCAATAAAGCCCTGACCATCTCCTTGGGGTCACCTGACTTACCCACCAAGAGCGGAGCACCAAAGCGTTCAAGGAACTTGCCCCAGAACTTCCAGCCGTTGTTGCGGAAGTACCAAGCCCAGTAGAGTCGGGACAGCAGTGCCTCCCCGTAGGGCTGCATGTACGTCGGGCGTGCGCGTGTCAGGAAGAACTTGTAGCGTTGGTCGACCTCAATGCCTACGCTGCCGCCCGAACCGTCATCAGGGAAGTACATGAGCCGTCCGTCGGGCTTGGGCTCAAACCAGCTGAAGGGCTTTTCACCGAGGTACTTGAAGCCAATGACTCCGTCCTCGCGTTGGTAGTACACCGCCTCCATCACACTGTACCCGTAGAGCCGCGCCTGCCAAGCGCCACTCACTGCGTCCTGAAGTACCGGGGCAAGCGAGTCCATCAGCAACTTGCCTTGTGTGGACTCGCTAGGCTCTACCCGCAGTGGCGTGGCCAGCATGGCGTCCAAGCGGGTCTCACACGCCTGAGCAATCTCATCATCGTACATCAAGGCGCGTAGGCGGTCACGCCGAATACCGGCCTGCTTCAGCACCTCGTCCAAGTCGGGAATCTTGGTGAGCAGACGCACCAGCTGCGTGGTGGCCTCCTCCTCGTACAGCGCCACCTGTGCGCCGGGGACTGAGCCGTCGCTCACCGTGCCAGTGGTAGAGGGGCGAGAAAACAGGCGTGTGAAGAAGTTTCGGTTGCTCATACAAGGCTCCTAGTTGAAAGTGCGGCCACCACCCACGTAAGGGGCAACCGAAGGTCGTTTGAAATTCTCACGCGTGGTGTACCAGTTCACGCCCTGAGTCCATGCATCCACGTCATCATCGTTCTTGACGCCGGGGAACCGAGCAAACAAGTCAACAAAGTCGTTGACCCACTCACAGCCCTTCAGCGTGGGGCTGGGCAGGAAGAAGTTACCTGCCTCGTGTTGAGGCTGTACAGCGTTGGCCCGAGCCACCTTGCCCCCTTGAGGGCTGATGGGTGTTAGGCCGGGTACGTCGTTCTCCAGTGCGTCCAGTACCGCTGGACCATTGGCTTTGTCCTCAATCAACACGGCAATTGTCTTGCGTGTGAAGGGTGAGCGTGCGTGTTCGTTCAGGATGCGTGTCTTGGTGGCGCTGAACCCCATGCGCTCACATACTCGAGCCAGCAGGTACTTGTTGGCACCCTTCCGGCCAATGCAGTGCCCAGCCACGTAGTCCGTACCCGTGCCGTCCTTGAACGTGCAGTCCCAACTCCACACTATCTCCTCCATGTCGGCTGCCATCTGCTCAGGTGGAACGTGGTAGAACTGCCAGTCCTTCACCTTGAATATCGACCCCTCACGGCTGGAGGGGTTCTGCTGTAGCTGCGCGTTGGTGTGGTACTTACCCAAGCGGTCTTCCATCTCGCACACTGTAGCGTCGTCCAGGCGCTCAGGCGCCATGAGCTCACCTTCCGCCTTCCGTGGGTCTTGGAACCCCAGTGACGTGGTCTTCCGCAGTGCTGGGTCGTACCGCATGGGCAGCACCAAGTGCTCCCAACCCTTCTCATTGGCCAGAATGTACCCGGTCAAGTCCTCCACGTGTAGGCGCTGATGCACCACGATGATGGCGTCTTCCTTGGGGTTGTTCAGGCGCGTGGATGCTGTACCCTTCCACCACTCAATGGACTGAGCGCGGGCAACCTCAGAATCGGCCTCGAGTGCGCTCACAGGGTCGTCAATGACGATGCGGTTGCCACCGAAGCCCGTACCCGCCGCATCCGTAGCGGTC